TAAATTTTTACCCTCAACAGAAGCTATTCAATGGGCAAGTGGACACTTTCTTATTCGTGAGTTTCCTGATAACTTTGATGAGCTATCAGAGGAAGAGGTAAACAGGTTCATAGATGATTACATATGTGAAGACTACGAACTACACGAACCTGAGACTGTATGGCTTATGATAGAACATCTAGCCTACGACACAGTAAATAACTTAGACAGAATTACGAAGGAGAAATAGACATGAAAGCATTGCTTATAGACCCGTTCATGGAAACGGTACAGGAAATTGATTACTCTGGTGACTGGAAAGACATCCGAACATTACTAAAGTGTGACATATTTGCAACAGTATACTTCGACGACATGTCTACAGATAGTGTGTTTGTAGATGACGAGGGGCTGTTTGTAGATGACCAACGGTTCTTTAAGTTGGGTAACTATACCCAACCATTAGCAGGGTATGGCCTAGTTTTAGGTTGTAATGAAGAAGGAGATAGTGTAGACTGTATGTCTACCTTAGAGGACGTAGCTAAACAAGTTGAGTGGTGTCCGATAGGTACACATGTTGCTCGTAAGTTTGAAGTAATCTTTCACGACGAACCTGACGATGTCTTGACAGTCAATATGATTGAGGAGACATGATGCACATGGAAAGCATACCAGTAACAATTTCCCTAGTAGAGTTATTAATTCTACTAGGGGTGTGGCTCAACACAGTAATCAATGTCTATAAATTTATAAAGGAATAGAACATGAGGTTCGAATTAGTATTCGTAATCGAAACAGATAAAGAAGATCCACAGGAAATAGTGAACATGCCTTGGTATCCATTCATAGGTGAGGATGCAATGCCAGAGGAGTGGCTAGAGTACATACTTGTACGGCCTCTGATTGGAGAAGAGGCACAGCTAGACTTCCTATACGAAGACGGCATCAATGTAATCTATGAAGATCGTGAGGAAGAACTGGCAGCACTAAAGCTGCAGGAAAGCAGATCAAATAAACCAGACTGGCTGAAGCTAGTAGTAAACAACAGGGATAAAAAAGCAGATGAGTAAGAACCATAGCCCACAAATGATTAAGAAATGGCATGAAGATAACGTAGTAAGTGATTGGAATTACACAGAGAAACGAAAGGGTTACTTTGCTGTGACAGGTAAGACAAAGAACAAGCAGTGGGAACGTAACAAGATTGGTAAAGAGTATGAGCACGAACGTATCTGGAACGATTAGAAGTGAGTAGCAATTATGATTACAGAAACATTAGTTTGTATGGCACTGAACATCTACCACGAGGCCAGATCAGAGAGCAGGATAGCACAGCTAGCCGTAGGTCAGGTGGTAATGAACAGGGTATACTCAAACAAGTACCCGAATGATGTGTGTGATGTAATATATCAGGCACAGCTTGACACACGAGGCAACCCACGAAAGTATAGCTGTGCATTCAGTTGGTATTGTGACTACAAATCAGACACACCAAGAGACTTGAAAGCCTATGAGGAAGCTATGAACAATGCCACAATCGTAATGAATGGGTGGACAGGTTCGTATCTTGAGGGATCTACACACTACCATGCTACCTATGTGCTGCCGAGATGGGCAGAGCACATGACCAAGGTAACACAGATAGATGAGCACATATTTTACAGGGATGACAGCCATGTTAAATGATATGTATGTACCCATTACTGTGTGCATTGAAAGTCCTACACCACCACCCACGATGGACGAGCTGAAAGCATTTATAAGAAACGACCCAGTTATAATTGAGTTGAACCATGACCAACAGCTAGTCATAAGTAAGAAGCAGGTGAAGATAGGTTACAACGAGAACACAGAAATATCCAAGGTCATCTCAGACCTAGCCGACACAGTTGCATTGCAGAAGATGGACAGGCATTGGTTAAACAAGTACTACGGCAATGCCATTGTGTTGTGTGGTACAGCAAGGATAGAAGAAGATGAAAGTAATTAAGTATAGCACGTGGTCAGGAGAGCTAGGTTCGATGGAATTACCTGTCACACTTGAGTCAATCACACGATGGCAGGACGGTGAAGATGTCACGACTGCATTAAAAGACTTGACATACACACAGAAAGAGTTTATCTTTTCTGGTGCTACCGAAGAGGAGCAGTCAGAGATTGCTCACATGGAGTTCATAGTTAGTGAACACGTATTACATTAGGAGTTACATATGAGATACACCAGCCACGACCTAATACCAAGACACATACGTGAGTATGTAGAGCTTGCTGCCAAGGATAGACTAGAGAACCTAGACATCGAAGACATCAACAATTTTATAGAGGATCAATACATTGACAGATACAATGAACTTATGGGATAAAGATAGAAAGAATATCTTTAGAGAATTGTACCGTACCTACCTAGACGAGGGGTACAATCAGAAAGAAGCCAAACGTATGGCTAAGGAAGAGGCCGAAGAGATGGTGAGTGACCAGCTAAACTTTTCCTTTAGTTTACTAGATCAGGAGTATCGAGATGAAGACTAGAAAAGAACTTAGACGAAGGCTCAGAAAGAAAGCTATCAAGCTACAGAACAGCAGCCCACGTAAGCTAACAATGGACGAAGCAATGAGGAGTGTACGAGATGTTCAAGATAATGTATCAGAGTAGCATTCAAAAGTTTGCTAAACATGTTGAAGACCTACCGACTAGATCGTCAGTGGATGAGTTCCTAGAACTACGTGAGGGGCTAGCCAAAGCTATGGGTTTGTACCCGAAGCTAACTCAAGGTAGGCTTGAGATATACGACAAAGATAAATTACAGGGTACTTACTTTTATCACCACGTAGATAATTGGGGTACAAAAAGATAACGAGGAATAGATGTCAGAAACAAAACCAAGAGTAGTAAGCAGAGGGGCTTGCCCCAAGTGTGCATCATCAGATGCAAATGTAGTGTATGAGGACGGTGGTGAATACTGTTTCTCATGTGAGAGTTACAACGGTGTAACAGGAAAGAACGAAGAGAGAAGGGTACATACCATGTCATCAACAACAGCAAGCCAACATCAAGCTATGCTCAGTCGGGGTGGTATATATGCCATCGAAGACAGGTCAATCAGCCTTGAGACTGCACGTCACTATGGTGTGACACAGGAAGGAGGAAAGCACTTCTATCCTTACCACGACATCAACGGTAGCCACACTGCCAACAAGGTCAGGCACGTAGCCAACAAGAGCTTTAATGCCGAAGGTACTATGCAGAAGTGTACACTCTTTGGTCAGCATCTGTTTGGTCAGGGTGGTAAGTACATCACCGTATGTGAGGGTGAGCTTGATGCCCTGTCTGCATTCGAAATGATGGGTAGCAAGTGGCCTGTAGTATCTGTACGTAACGGTGCACAGTCAGCAGTGAAGGACTGTAAGGAACAGTTTGAATACCTAAACAAGTTCGAGAACATTGTGCTATGCTTCGACAACGACGAGGCAGGTAAGGCAGCAGCTCAACGTGTTGCCCAAGTGTTCGAGCCTAACAAGTGTAAGATTATGTCACTCACATACAAGGATGCCAACGAGTATCTGAAGAACAACAAACGTGAAGCATTCACCAAAGCATTCTGGGAGTCACGACCCTACACACCAGCAGGTATTGTAAACCTTGCCAACTTCAGTGGCCTGTATGATACAGACAATCGTCAGACTGTACCGTATCCATACGAAGGATTGAACGACATGCTGTATGGCATGAGGACAGGTGAGCTTATTACATTCACAGCAGGTACAGGTGCAGGTAAGTCCAGCATCATACGTGAGCTTGAACACCACCTACTCAAGAGCACAGACCACAACATCGGCATTGTATCTCTTGAAGAAAACTGTCCTCAAACTATCTTCCACCTGATGTCGGTCGAGGCCAACAAGAGAGTGTACATCGACGAGGTACGTGCAACTATCCCACAGGAAGAGCTTGACCAGTACGAGAAGTTAACCGTAGGCACAGGTCGTCTGTTTGCCTTCGACCACTTTGGTTCCATTGGTACAGATGAAATCATGTCCCGTGTTCGATACATGGTGAAGGCACTTGATTGTAAGTTCATTATCATTGACCACCTGTCCATCTTGGTGTCAGGCTTAGAGGGTGAGGACGAACGTCGTAACATCGACAAGATTATGACAATGCTACGTAGCCTAGTCGAGGAGACACAGTGTTGTATGCTTCTTGTATCTCACCTACGTAGAGCAGGTGGTGACAAGGGACAGGAGCAGGGAGCACAGATTAGTCTGTCACAGCTACGTGGTTCACATAGCATTGCACAGATCAGTGATGCAGTGATTGCACTTGAACGTGACCAACAGGCTAAAGATCCCATCGAAGCTAACACAACGTCAGTTCGTGTACTAAAGAATAGGTATGCAGGTGAGACAGGTATAGGTGCTTTCCTGTTGTACGACAAGGACACAGGTCGAATGAAAGAGATCAACGACCCAACACAGAGAGACGACTTTGATGTAGTAGATAAAGGAGATTACTTATGATTAAAACAACAAAGAGACCATTCGACAGAGCTTTGTACAACGCATCTGACCAGCCAGCAAGGAACGTGATTGTTTCCTACCTAACGAATAACGGTCACAAAATACTTGATACAAAAGAGGATTATAATGTTGACATCAAGAGCATTAAAGGAGATAATAAGTACTTCTCTGAGGTTGAAATCAAGTGGGGATGGAAGGGTGACTGGAATCCTAGCTGGACAGAGATACGAATACCATATCGTAAACAGAGACTGATAGACAAGAAGGAGAAGGCAGACGAAAGCAATTCATTCCTTAACTTCTATGTCATACGTAGTGACCTAGAGTATGCTTGGAGAATCAAAGACACTCTTATGATTGAGTCCGAGGTACGTGAGGCAAGTGGACGATACATCACAAAGGGTGAGCAGTTCTTTCACATTCCATACGAGAAAGCAGAGTTGATACAATTATGAAGCTAGTAGTAGACATTGAAACAGACAGCCTAGAAGCTACAAAGATATACTGTATCGTAGCTAAGGATATAGAAACAGATCGTATCTATACGTACAAGGAGGGGAGCCTACATCATGCTAAGTCATTGATTGAACAAGCAGATATACTTGTTATGCACAACGGTGTATCCTTCGATGCACCTGTGTTGAAACGTCTACTAGATTGTAACATACCTCTGGCTAAGATACGTGACACACTTATCTTATCACAGATGGCTGACCCCAATCGTGAGGGTGGTCACTCACTGGATGCTTGGGGTAAGTCACTTGGCTTTGCCAAGCTAGACTTCAAAGACTTCAGTGGGTATACTACAGAGATGCTAAAGTATTGTATTCGTGACGTAGAGCTTACAGCTAAGGTATACAGTTCACTAGTACCAGTGATGACTAAGTTCTCACCACGTAGCATCAAGCTTGAGCATCAGATACGTGCCATCATTGACCAACAGGAAAAGAATGGTTTCACTCTTGATGTTCAATCTTGTATGCAACTTGTAGCTAGACTATCTGAAGAGTCACATGAAATCAGGCAGCAGCTACGTGTTACGTTCCCACCCATAACTGAGATACGTTACTCAGATAAGACAGGCAAACGACTGAAGGACAAGGTGACTGAGTTCAACCCTGCTTCCAGACAACAGATTGCACAACGTCTTATGGACAGGGGATGGAAGCCTAGCAAACGTACAGACAAAGGTCACGTAATTGTAGGTGAAGAGATACTTGAAACGATTGACATGCCAGAGGCTAAGATCATTTCACGTTACCTCTTACTAGAGAAACGTATATCACAAATCAAATCGTGGATAGATGCAGTAAAGGAAGACGGTCGTGTACATGGTAGGGTGTTGACATTGAGAGCCGTGACAGGCCGTATGTCTCACACCTCACCTAACATGGCACAAGTACCTGCTGTGTATTCACCATATGGAAAGGAATGCAGAAGTGTATGGACTGTTGGTGATAATGGGTATACTTTATTGGGTAGTGATGCTTCAGGTTTAGAGCTACGTATGTTGGCTCACTACATGAATGACCCTGACTACATCAAAGAAGTTGTAGAGGGTGACGTACACACAGCCAATCAACTGGCTGCTGGTCTACCCACCAGAGACAATGCAAAGACTTTTATCTATGCCTTCTTGTACGGTGCAGGAGCTAGCAAGATAGGTAAGATAGTAAACGGTACAGCCAGAGATGGACAGGTACTGATTGATAACTTCCTAGACAGAACACCAGCCCTAAAGAAACTAAGGGCTATGGTAGACAAACTATCTAGCAGAGGTTATCTTGTAGGTTTGGATGGACGTATACTACACGTTCGTTCACAACATGCTGCACTCAACCTACTACTACAGGGTGCAGGAGCAATTGTGTGTAAGGAATGGTTGAAACATATAACCATCGAGGCACACAAACGTAAGCTAGACTACAAGCTAGTGGCTAGCATACACGACGAATACCAGTTCGAAGTCAATCAGCAACATGCAGAGGAGCTTGGACAGGTTACTAAGTGGGCAATGAAAGAAACTGAGAAGTCTCTTTTAGTTAAGTGTCCACTAGATAGTGAGTACAAGACAGGTAAATCTTGGGACTTAACTCACTAGTTAAAAAAAGATGTTGACATTCGATTGTGGATGTGGCATTATATAATGGCTGACTACATGAGTTAGTTAGCTCAATCAACATAGCAACCTACCCGTTACTATGTAACATAAACCAAAACGAAAACCATATTTAGGAGATATAAAACATGACAGTTATTTCAGGAACAGCATACTGGGCACACGTACAACAACCTAACACAACATACGAACCTGTTTACTCTATCGACATCATGGTCGATGAGAACAATCGTGCAGCCATCGAAGCTGATGGTATCCCAATCAAGAACAAAGGTGATGACCGTGGTGACTTCGTGCAGATCAGACAGAAGGTAGCACGACGTGACGGCTCAGAGAACCCTGCACCAGTTGTTGTAGATGCCAACAAAGAACAAACCAAAGTTCTGATTGGTAACGGTAGTAAAGTAAACGTACTATACACTCCCTACGAATGGAGCATGAACGGCAAGTCAGGTGTCTCACCTTTGCTGAAGAAAGTTCAAGTCGTTGATCTAGTTTCTTACGGTGAAGACTTTGACGTGGTGCAAGGTGGTTACGCAGAGACAGAGGACACAATGAATGACGAAGTGCCTTTCTAATATAGGCTAACAACACGGGGGGAACATAAGAAGTCGGTTCCCGAAGGCAGATAAGGAGGGCTGGGTACTCTGCCACATTTATAGGAGAATACTAATGAGTATGATTGAAGACACATTCTTTGCTGCTAACTTTGTATTCCTTTACTTTGCTATAGTAGGTTTCATTCTAGGATGGATGATGCCAAGGGGCAGGTACTTGAAATACTTACAGTTAAAGTTCTTCAAGATTCTGCACAACTTCTTTGCAGACGAAGAGGAATACATACAACACAAGGTGGAACGAATTAAACAAGTAACTAAACCATATAGGAAAAAGTAATGACTGACACCGACATCGTATTAATTTTAATAAGCATAACTACTTTTCTTTGTGTAACTTACACATACATTTTATTGAGAGAAGTAAATCAATTCAAACAAACAGTTTCACAATGGATACAAGATGACACTGACAGAACACGGTAAGAAACTAGATCAGTGCCTCTGGGTGCTGAAGTACTTTGGTACTGTAGAACAAAGAGAGTACTACAAGAACAACAAATCTTACCTTCAGTGGGTAAGTCAATGTGAACAAGTTATAGAATCAAACAGATTGGGATATTAAAATGAAAACTATCGACACTCTAGTAACAGACATATATGAGACACTTGAGCAGGGTGTCGATACGAGCCGAGCAGACGTGCAGGATCTTCTTGAAGAGTTCGGGAAGGATGCACAGGCTGCCGTAGCCATGATGCTTAGGGAGGGAAAACGTGAAGGTAAACAAAACCTACGGCTCTCTCAAATCGGTAAGCCAGACCGTCAAATCTGGTACGGGCTTCATGGTGCAAAGGAAGAGCCTCTAACTGGACAGACCCGAATCAAGTTCCTCATGGGTCACCTATTGGAGGCTCTTCTAATTGCTCTGACTAAGGCAGCAGGGCACACAGTAGAAGATGCACAGGGAGAGGTAGTAGTTGAGGGTGTGTTAGGCCATCAGGATTGTATCATTGATGGTGTACTGACCGACATCAAGACTGCTTCTTCATATGCCTTCAAGAAATTTAAAGAAGGTACGTTGTCTGACAATGATCCATTCGGTTACATAGCACAGATCAGTGCCTATGCTACGAAGAATGATCGTAAGGAAGCAGCCTTCTTTGCTATCGACAAGAACAACTCAGAGCTTACAGTGTTGAAGGTACATGAGATGGAGATGATTGATGCTCCTGCCCGTGTACGTGAACTAAAGAAAGTAAAAGAGATGGACTTCCCACCTGCCCGTTGCTACAAGGATGAGCCAGATGGTGCATCAGGTAACCGTAAGCTTGCAATAGGCTGTGTGTTTTGTAGCTACAAGAAAGACTGTTGGGCAGATGCTAACAATGGTAAGGGGCTACGTGGATTCCAGTACAGCAATGGAGTACGTTACTTAACAAACGTAGGTAAGGTTCCAAACGTAGACGAAATAGAATTATAATGGGTTTCAAAAGAAAAAAATATAATCACAGTTACAAATCTAATTCTGAAAAGAGTGCAGCCGACCAGCTATCAAGTAAGAAAATAAAGTTTGAGTATGAAACATTAAAGCTACCTTACGTCTGGAGTGAAGACAAGAACTACATCCCAGACTTTATCCTACCCAATGGTGTGATACTAGAAGTAAAGGGACGGTTTATGATTGAGGATAGAAAGAAACATCTATTCATTAAGTCAACCTACCCTGAGCTAGACATCAGGTTCGTGTTTGATAATCCATACAGGAAGTTATACAAGGGTGGTAAGATGACCTATGCAGATTGGTGTGACAAACACAAATACATTTACTGTAAATTAGGTGATGGAATCCCACAGGATTGGCTTGACAAACAGGATGCAAAGTAGTAATATCAATATCATACTGGATGAGTTTCGTCCAGACGAGTCGTCACCTGAACGTACACTATTCCTATGTGTATTACTTCAGGCACTACTAGATGCAACCAAACAAGGTTATAAGGGTGAGCCGACTGAATCAAAGATAGATAGGGACAGAGCTACGGCTTGGTTCTTTGCTTCATACGGCACAACTGCAAAGGATTTCGAAGAGGTATGTAGTCATGCAGGGGTTGACCCAGACTACATGAGAGACTATGCTTTTAAAGTATTAAAATCAGGAGAGATAGAATATGTTAGAAAAAGAATCAATGCAATCCTCGGACACTGACGGATATGAGTTGTTCGGGGACATGATGGATGGGGATGCAGTAAACAACCCATCACACTACAATGCTAAGGGTGTCGAGGCTATTGTAGCTATCGAAGCCAGTATGTCAGACGAAGAGTTCAGAGGTTATCTAAAGGGTAACTGTATGAAGTATATGTGGAGATACAACTACAAGGGCAAGCCTGTGGAAGACTTGAAAAAAGCACAGTGGTATCTCAATAAGCTTATTGCATCTGTAGAATAAGTATAGTATAATTCAAACTCTTGGACATTTGAAATGAACGTAACATACATAGATCATATGGGCAGTGACTTAACAGTCGTTAACTCTGCCAGAGTTTCCTTCAACAAGGAATCACAACTAGAACAAAAGGTGGGACACAGTGACTTATCTGATAAAGATGTTAAACTTATCAAGTACTTGGCAGATCATGGTCATTGGTCTCCATTCTCCCACTGCTCTATTCAATTCAGAATCGAAGCACCCCTTTTCGTAGCAAGGCAATTAGTCAAACATCAGGTAGGATTAGCTTGGAATGAAGTTAGTCGTAGATATGTAGACTCTTTACCGTCATTCTACACTCCTAAGATGTGGAGGAAGAGAGCAGACAACGTAAAGCAGGGTAGCTCTGAGGAGCAGGTGGAGTACGATATAAGCCAGTACACGTTGGCTTGTATCAATGAGTACCAACATATGTTAGATGCAGGGATTGCCCCTGAGCTAGCTCGTATGGTGCTCCCACAGAATATGTACACAGAATGGTATTGGTCTGGTTCATTGTATGCCTTTGCTAGGGTATGCAAGCAGAGACTAGACAGTACATCACAAAAAGAAACACAGTATATTGCAGACTTAATTAGTCAAGAATGTGCAAGACACTTTAAGCATAGCTGGAAACAATTAACTGGAGAGGAGTATAGGGTTAGAAATGACAAACAATACATTGAATAATACATTGCCGACAGACTACCAAACATTCATTGCAACGTCACGTTATGCACGTTGGATTGAGGAAGAGAACCGTCGTGAGACTTGGACTGAAACAGTTGCACGTTTCATTGACAACATTGTACGTCCTGCCTATGACGACCCTAAAACAATCAATGAGATTGAAGAAGCCATCCTAAACTTAGAGGTCATGCCTTCAATGAGAGCCTTGATGACGGCTGGTCCTGCTGCAGATCGTGACAACACCTGTGTATATAACTGTAGCTACCTACCTGTAGACCACCCACGTGCCTTCGACGAGGCTATGTTTATTCTACTATGTGGTACAGGTGTAGGCTTCAGTGTTGAACGTCAAGCTATCCAGAAGCTACCATATGTTCCAGTTGAGTTGTCTGAGACAGATGACATGATTGTTATACAGGACAGCAAAGAAGGTTGGGCTAAGGGGCTACGTAAACTAATCAACCTGTTGTATCTAGGTGACGTGCCTAAGTGGGACTTGTCGAAGATACGTCCTGCAGGTACACGACTAAAGACTTTCGGTGGTCGTGCCTCTGGACCTGAGCCATTGAATGATTTGTTTAACTTTGTTACAGCTAAGTTCAAGGGTGCAGCAGGTCGTAAGCTTAACAGTGTTGAGTGTCACGACATCATGTGTAAGATTGGTGAGGTTGTGGTAGTAGGTGGTGTACGTCGTAGTGCCATGATTAGTTTATCTAACCTATCTGATGACCGTATGAGACATGCTAAGTCTGGTCAGTGGTGGGAGAATGAAGGCCAACGTGCACTAGCTAACAACTCTGTTGCCTACACAGAGAAGCCTGACATGGAAACATTTATGAGAGAGTGGACTGCTCTTGTAGAATCTAAGTCAGGTGAACGTGGTATCTTCAGCCGTGAAGCTGCAGATAAACATGTAGAACGTAATGGTCGTCGTGAGACAGGACATGAGTGGGGTACTAACCCATGTAGTGAAATCATCTTACGTCCATATCAATTCTGTAATCTAACAGAGGTGGTGGTGAGACCAACTGACACAGAGAAGAGCTTGTCTAGGAAGATTAAACTTGCTACAATACTGGGTACGATTCAATCAACCTTCACCCATATGCCTTATCTACGGCCTATATGGAGGAAGAATACAGAGGCAGAGAGGCTGTTGGGTGTGAGCCTGACTGGTATTATGGACAATGAACTTACTTACAAAGCAGATAAAAAACTATTGGAGAAACTCAGGGGTGTGGCTGTACAAACAAATATCGAAGCTGCAGAAAAGCTTGGAATCAATCAGTCATCAGCCATCACTTGTGTCAAGCCTTCGGGTACTGTATCACAGCTTGTTGATAGTGCCAGTGGCATTCATGCTAGGCATAGTGAGTATTATATCCGTACTGTACGAGGGGATAACAAAGATCCTCTCACACAATTCCTAAAAGATTCTGGCATACCATCAGAGCCTTGTGTAATGAAGCCTGACAGCACGACTGTCTTCAGCTTCCCTACTAAGTCTCCTGACAATGCAGTCACACGTAACGACATGGATGCTATTGAGCAGCTAGAGTTGTGGAAAAGCTATGCACTGAACTGGTGTGAGCACAAGCCATCTGTCACCATCACAGTACGTGAAGCTGAGTGGATGAAGGTAGGTGCTTGGGTGTACGAGAACTTTGACATCTGCTCTGGTGTATCTTTTCTACCTCACTCAGATCATACCTATGCACAGGCTCCCTATCAGGATTGTGACAAGGCTACGTACAAGGAAGCTTACTCTAAGATGCCAAAGGTAATCGACTGGGTTAAGTTGTCAGAGTATGAGATGGAAGATAACACAGCAGGATCACAGACATTGGCATGTAGTGGTGACTCTTGTGAAGTGGTTGACCTGATATGAGAATGGTAGCAGAGATATGGGGCAGGGAAAACTGTACCTACTGTATCAAAGCAAAAGAACTTTGCACACAAAGAAACATACCATTTGAGTATATAGATGTTAACACACCTGATCTTCTTGATTCGTTTAAGAAAAACTTTCCAGACCAGAAGACAGTGCCACAGATAAAACTTAATACTAAGTACGTCGGTGGCTACACAGAGTTAGCTAATAAGCTAGACAATGAACCTTAGAGTATACGGGATAGATTCTTCTAGCCCCTGCAAGACGGCCTGTGAGTTAGATGCTGACAGGTCGTTTTGTTTAGGTTGTGGTAGAACAGTCTCAGACATTAGAAACTGGAGTAAGATGTCTGACGATACAAAAATTAAATCAAAGTTTGAAGCACAGAAAAAACTTCTTGACATCTTATAGTATATTTACTATAATAGTAGTTGACGGTGGGGAGTACCTCCTTCTCTAATGATTCCTCTCTCACTCCCTGCCGTCATTAGGAGGTTTATATGACAAAGATAGAACAACTACATCACGGAATAGAAGCATGGAAGAAACTAGGATGGCTACCATACTGTCCAAATAACGTAAGAAAGTATATGCCTTTCATTCCTTTTTACATGCCATACAATCTGATGAGAAGAAAAATATACAACGGTTATACATTAAGAATGGGTAATAAGAATAATGTTTAATGTACGTACCCCTACTATATATGTAGGCTATGACGTAAGAGATCACAGAGCCTACGAAGTATTACATGAATCAATTAAAAACTACACAGACAAGTATCCAATCGTACCTTTGATTGAGCCAGTGCTCCGTAAGATAGGTCTGTTTCGTAGAACACATAATACATTTAAACATAATCCAATGCAGAAGTATGATGCCTTTGACGGTAAACCATACAGCACAGACTTTACATTTACACGATTCCTTGTCCCTAGTTTAAACCTACATAGTGGGCTGGCATTGTTTATGGATGCTGACATGCTAATGAGGTCAGACCCTACAGAAATCTTTGAGACATATGGCAGACAGAAGCAGTATGCAGTACAGGTGGTTAAACACAAATACAATCCAGAGGCAGGGGTTAAGCTAGATGGTGTAGAACAAACACGTTACCATAGAAAGAACTGGTCTAGTTT